AACTCACGTACACCTTGATCTCTTTTATTCCATAGTTCTTTGGATGGTCTACCTGTTAAACAGCTATCAATTCTTCGTCCCACTTGATTACTATCAATTTCTAATGTGATATACAGAATCTTATTATTGATCTTCTTTTCATCTAGTAGTCTTCGGGTAACAAAATTGATCAACCACAATGTTTTACCAGAGTTCGCTGGACCAGCAATAACGTTTAGAGATTTCTTATGCCAACCACTAAAGGATTCATCAAATTGTTGATATCCTGTAGGAAGAAAACTTCCTGTCTGTTCAGATTCATATCGATGTGTAAAGAACGAATCATCATGATATTCTTGACCAAAATCATTATCAATGATTGATTCCCGAAGCGACGAAACACTTTCAATGATTTGATCATATTTCCCCTGTTCAAATTGATCGTAACTATTCAATAAAAACCGTTTCAAGAAATTCTTCTTTACAAATGCATCTAGCTTCTCTACGATATAATCATGTGTGTAATTCTTCACGTTATCGACGGCAGAAACCATTTGATCATATAGAACCGAAAGAGAATCTTTCTCTTCAATGTCACATTCAATCAAGATTGCCGATTTGGGTGGAACCTTATCGAATGATTTATAATAGGTTTGAATAACAGCAAATAAGGATATGTTCGCATCATTAAAAAACTCTGGTTCAATCCGCATCATATAAGCGTGGAAGTTCTTTGAATAGAAATACAGAATGGTTATAATGTCTAATTGGCTGAACTCTTTTTGCATAAACCCCCCAAGAATCAAAAAATAGAATATACACTATAATTTCATATTGTCAATTTAAAATAAAAGTGTCTGTACATAGTTATTGTTGGTATCTAGGAATTCAAACCCTAAAACACCAGACATTGTAACATTATATCCAACAGCACTAAACAAAGGATTTAACGGTCCAAGTATTAAACGTTCAAACAAATATTCAATATCTAATTTGAAATAATGATCTAATTTATCATTCCATTTAGCATTTCCATTCATCATGATAGCACGAATTCCAAATAAATTTGTTGGAACAACGAATATAATCTTTCCCTTTTCACCTTCAACAATCTTATCCATTTCTCTTAAATCTGGATCATGATCAATCAGAGCATTCATAACCAAAGCCCCAATGACATGATATGGTGTCTTTTTCTGAAACATTGCATCTACTCTTGTATCTGTAATATGTATTGTTGAATTTGCTCCATATCGTTCTAAATTCTTAACGCCTTGTGTGTATGAAATATCATCAACGGATAGAGACATCAACTCTTCGAACTTTTCTTTGAGAAGAACTTGGATATCATTTTGAGTTGCACCATCCAACAACTTAATAGAAATATCTTCCAAAAAGGTCTTAATGTTTTGTGAGTAATTTGACTTCTTACAATCCAGACCCGAAATCTTGAGAGTGTTGTCTAGATACTGATATGTTGTCTTGTCATAAACCAAACGGGCAACGTATTTCTTTTTAGATGAAATTAAGAGTCTCGAAATTACTTCTTCAGATTCGAAATTATACATGTTCGGGGTTAACATAACATTCGTACAGATCTCATTCATACTCATGTTAATAATTTCACTCACCATCTTATCGATCTCTAAACATGTATTTACACATTGTTCAATGTTATCGTCTGAAATATCCATCTTATATTCTTGAAGAATTTTACCATAGTTCAAAAACAAAGAATCTGTATCACAATACAATGGCGCGAGTAAATTATTTTCCTTTTGTAAATCATGAATGGCAGACTTAATAACAAATTGACCTGTTGCTGTAACAGCTTCGGCAATCTTTCGGTTATAAAATCGACTGTACTGTGTTCCTACAAAGCCATATAGAGAATTCAGTCGTACTTTTAACACCATCTGAATCGTATTATATCGTTCAGACAGAACCTTGAACTTCACTTCCCCGGTTTCTTGATACTTTTGCTTGAACTCAAAATACAACTTTTTGTTCTTTTTTCGAATATCAATCCAGTGATCTAATAGAGCGGGGATAATCCCACGATATTCCTTTGTAAATATCGCACCATTCGCTGCAACACAATAATTATGTTCGTTGAGAAATGTTTGCAAATACTCAAATGATTCAAATTCTACTCTTTTGGGTTTACCGATATGCGGGTCGATGGTCGGAGTATGAGTTGAGTTATACATATTCAATAAGGAGACTTCATAATTCCCAAGTGATAGATATAGGGAATCATAAAAATCAATAATGTATTTTCCATGTTTTCTGGTAATATCACCTTGAATAATTTGTCCTCTATATGTTTCAGGAGAGATATTCAAAGATCTAATACATGATGGATAAAGGCTATTCACATCGAAAATAGTAATATAGTTATAGATCCCCGGTATAGGATCTAGAACATAAGCACCAGCAAACTTTTCTTCCTTGATGTCTGAATGAATGTTCTCTGGAATCTCCAATCCTTTAGACTGGCAGAGACGATAAATGGCAGCATCATGAATACGTAACCATGATACATCATTTGAAATCGCTTGATTGAACGCGATACCAGCCATATAACAACACATAACAAACGTATCAATAAGCTTCTTTTTATTGTCTAATTCATAAACTAATCTTGCATCTTGAATACAGTATAAAACAAAACCATTCCAATCAGATTCATAAAAATTACGAATAGAACCCTCATATTTTATTTTACCTTGGCCATTAATGGTAATCTTTTCCTCACTTGTGATATAATCTAAACTATAATAGCGACGAGGAGTAAGTTCAAATTTCTTGTATAAAATCATATAGTCAATAATGGTAATACCCTTGATGCTGATTCTATGCTTTTCGTTATCAATCCATGCTGATCCATTTCCAAAATGATACAAGCTCTGAGAACCAAATAATAAAACCATTCGGTTTAGAATATATGGAATATCATAATCCTGACAATTCCACCCAGACAAAATTTCAGGACCAGTCTGTTTGAGATACAACATATACGCACGTAATAAACCACGTTCATCCTTGCACCACTTATATTCCGTATCTTCTGGAAGTGGTTCTAACCCTGTATATGGGTTGATACCAAAGATGGTGGTCTTTTTGTCGATTGTGTCATACGAAGAAATAAGGGTTACACCACCCCGATCCATTCCTTCACGATCAATCCCAACATTCCATGCAAGAAGAAACCCCCCATCATCAACTATGGTTTCAATATCCATGTATTGAATACGCAATGGTGGAATATCATCTACATCTTCATTGAATTCAAAATTCTCTGACAGAAATTTAACGGTCGGATGAATATCATAACCAAATCGAACCTTTGAATTCTTAACAGGTTCTGGTGGATTCTTATCATAGAACTTCGTCGTAATCTTTGATAAAATCGGATTACCATACAGATCCTTATGAAGTTCTGGTGTCTTTCCCGTATTCTGTCGTAAACGCGATACAGCTTCAATGTTCGGAACATAAACATTATTTTCAATGTATTTTGTTCCGTGTTCCTTTTTCCAAGAACCAGACTCGTCTTTTATAAAATATGTATATTCGATTTGGCTTTTATGACCATTAAATGTCACGTTCCCGAAGTTCCGAATTTTCTCCATCCACATCTCCATGTTCATCTATTATGGTCTCTTCATCTAAACCATAATCTTTTCGACCTTCTATGTATCCTGTTTTCCATGCCAACGCAATAGCATTGGGAATCGTGGCAACGTACCACGAAGAATTAGGTTCTTTTCGTAACATCAGTTTACATAGATGTACAGCCAAGCCATGATCCAAAACAGTATCAATAACTTTCTGACCATCCGTTACAACCCATGCTTCTGATATTAACTCTTCACATAATTCTGTAAATGTTTTTAATAAAATGTTTGTTTTGTTCGTCATTATTCACAATCCACCTTTAAATACTCTAATACCTCTTTCATACCTAAACGATTCATACAAAAATCCCATTGCGATGGATGATTTTTTTTCATTCTTTGAAAGCGATTTTCACCCGCTTTGATATTACAACCAAAAGCACAAAACATACAACCTGTTCTTGATTCTCCCATATCATATATTTTAGAATATGGTAAATTCTTCTTATTGATATATTCCCAAATATCTTTTTCCAACCAAAACATCATGGGTGCGGATCTTCCAGATTCAGAAAAAACAGAACAACCATTCTTTAAATAATTCTTTTTTCGCAAACTACTATCTGATGCCATTGTGCCAACAAACGCTTTTCGTTTTGATTCTTTTTCGTATCTTTTAAACGGTTGTTTTTTCATTACATCACAGCATTTTTCACTAATCAAAAATGGAGCATCAATTAAATGGTGCCATTTTTTAGAAATACTTCTAGCCTGTTTTTTCCCACTAGATGGATTAAATCCTCCATGCATTCGAAGTTGCTTTTGAATATCAGATTTGGTGTTTCGATATCTATTCACCCCCATCGATATTTCTTTACTGACAACAGGATAACCATATTTTTCAATAACTTCTATAAAGTTCATCTTTGGTTTTAACCAGACTACATTATCAATGGCTTTAACAAAATCTCGAATCTCTGGATATTCTAATCCAGTATCCACAAATACAGCAGGAATATTAGAATTTTTTAAAAA